CTTGATTATTATTAAAGTCAAAAGTTACAAAGGCTTTTACACCTGAGCCAAATGTTGCACCGCTATTATTGTAAACTTTTATTTGACCATCAAAAACTAAAACATCAAAACCTGCTGTTGAAGAATTAACATCTATTTTATCATTGGCTAAATCAACACTAGGAACTAATGTATCTTGAACAATGGTATTAAATAAATATCTTTTTTGTTCGCTTATTGTCGCTCCTGTGCTTGGCGTTGTGTAGGTTGTATTGGCTGAATTACTTACAATAAAAGTTTTATCATTTATTGTGTTTTCAGTTGCTACAAACTTGCTGCCTGTAAAAGGCATGATTAACTTTTTAAAAATAACCGAATCAAAGAATCTCGAATTATACCTATAACCTGCTGCACTAAATATCTTGTCAACTATTTGCTTAATATAAATCGCAGGATACATCGAAGTTTCTAAGGTGTATTCAAGTTCTTGTTTGTTTATTGAAAGCCCATTATCAATTAAAGGATAAACGTAACCCTCGCCTGTTGGATTGCCACCTGAAAAGTTAACGTAAGGATTGCCGTTCTTAATTACGTAGTTTGCCCAGCTATTACTAATGGCAGATGAACCCCAAATATGGTTATATTCTGACAAGTCAATTTCTGACAACTTCTTATCTCCTAAGTCTTGGAATAGGTTTGCAAGTTTGCCAATAATAACCAATTCAAACTCGGCTTCTTGGTCGTTTACAGGTATCTGTGTCAACTGCAAATTACCTCTCATAAGGATTATACCGCTGCGAATAATTAACGCCTCAGACTTCAAGTTTACGTTAAAGTCAGGATTGAAGTTTGTCGCAGTTGTGTTGCTAGTCGACCTGTTTAAGTCTTGGATGTTTGAAAATATTGCTCTATTGTTTGCCGTTGCAGGCACTTTAATTGGTAGCGTGTAATCTGACTTTCTCTTTTCAGGTTCTTTAATATCTATGATTGACTTATTAACAGGAATAGGGATGTTATCGTAAAGGTCAAGGATGAAAGTTTTAACCACTTGCCCATTTAAGTATTGAAGTATTTTTATTTCGGTTTGCATCATAAACTTTGGCGATAATTATCGAATGAATACTCAATGCTGATTTGAAGATTTGGAATCTGCCTGCCTTGTTCGTACTTACGCTTCACATAATTATTTGCAACTATGTTAACAGGCACGTAACTTGTCGCACTCGTTTCCAACATTACCACTGGGCTAACTACTAGCTGTTCAAGTGCTGCTGATTCTGCATCGGTCAATAAGTCTGAGTTAAGTGTTATGCGCTCAGTTAGCTTAGTGAAGTATTTTGTTTTAAGCCTATCTGTTTTTTGGTAGCCTAAAGCCTGAACCTTTTTATATTCTTTGTTTTCTATCTCCACGCTTTCTGTACTTACCATTGTAAAGTTAAACGCATCAAATCCACCCAATGAGTTAAGCCAATGTAAACGATATATCTCGTAATTGGCGCATGAACTATCTACGTCTATTGTCTTTGTAAATACTAATTCATCGCTGCTATTCTTTATATCCACTCTGTAATATGCTGCACCTGCAATAGATACACCCATAAAAGTCAAGAACGATTCGCCAATGTTTAACGATACGATTCCTGTTGCTGCGGTATAAGTTGAATATGAACTCGAATCTATTGAAGTGCCTGCACTATTGTAAACATTTACATCAACTATAAATATCTCATTGCTTAAATCAAAGAAGGTTAAGAATCTTTGCTGATTTATTCTAATCTTTTCACGATATGAGTTATCGTTTAAGCTAACTTTATTAGTTGTCTTTAATTGTTTGCCAGGGCTAAATGCAGTTTTAGTCCAATCCAAGAAGTCAAATATAGCATTGCTTCCTAACTTAGGGCTGCCACTTGTTCCAAACTGAGTTTGATTCGCATAGATAACAGGCACTCCGCTTGCATTGTCGTATATCTCGCCTAGTTGCAACCAATATCTAGCCTGTGAATTAACGCAAGGCACTATATCTGTGGAGTTGAATCCGCCAAAGTCAAACGTAACGTAGTTCTTAACTATGTCTGCAACGTTTATTTGAACAGTTCCCACTAGTGGCTGCTTAGGTAAAGTTAGCCTAGTTACAGGGTTGCTTTGTCCGCTTACGTTTACATCGCATAGGAACTGGTAATTAGGCTGCGTACTATTCCCGCCACTTACGCCAATCACTATTTCATTAAATAAGTTTTGCCAATTATTAGGGCTTTCTATTATTGTTATCATCTTGTCAAGTTTATCTCTACACTTACTATTATCTGCTTGCCGAACTTCTCCGCTATTGCATTACTCATTCTAGTTACCTCTGTATCACTTATGGCGGTGTCTATAAAATAGGTCGGTTTCAATCCGTTCTGCTTTATTCCAAACGCAATCGCAGTGGCTCGTTTTCTTTTCTCATCTATCTGGACCTTTGCCCTTGCTCTTTTGGTTAGGTTTCTAGTTTGGCTATATCTCGTGTCTAGTGGAATACCTTTTTTAGTAATCCACCTCATTAAGTTGTCGACCATTGGCTTGCTTGGGAATCTAGTCCTAAAACTATAAATTGAGCCGTGCTTAGTCCTTAATCCATTTACCCCACTATTTACAAAGAAGGCATAATTATTACCTTCGATAGCTACATAGTATTCATTGCCTGCCACGCTCACAGGCATAGCAACAATAGACTGCTTCAACTCTGAATCCCTTAAGTCTACTTGGTCTAGGTTACTCTTTAACGCCTCGCTGAGTTCATTAGCCACGTTGAACAATGACCGCCCAATAAAGGTGTCAAACTTAATGTCTTCAATAGGAACGTAATCTTCACCTATCGAACCTAGAAGTGCCTCATAGTTTACGCTCATTGTCTTCTCTGTCTATTTGGTAACATATTAAGTTTAAAAATTCAATCACGTTCATTTTAAAGAAGTATTCCCACTTTGTAGCATCTCTATTTGCGAGGTTATCGATTGTAACGATATATCCCCATTTGGATTCAAATCCTTTACTATCGCTTCCACTTCCGCCTCCAAAGAGGTTCTTATATGAATAGATAATTCTCGTAAGACCTTGCAAAAAAAAACCAACAATGGTTGCGCATCTTTCATTGTCATCTTCTCAAACACTAGGTCGCTTATTTCTTTGTGTGCTTTGCCATCGTATGCTGCCACCTTTCCAAATCGCCAAGTCATAGGCTTAAGGAATACCGCTATAAACTTGTGTAACTCCTTTTCTGCTACCTTGCTAAATGCTGAGGCATCAATAAACTGGTCGGTTGTTATCTTCATTATGTCCATGTCAACTGCAAACCACTTACCGCTAATCTTTATTTTTTTTTTAATCTTGTATCCGCTCAAGTTATCCTCAATCGCTTTTAAACGCTCTACGTAATCCATAAAGATAGTATGAGGTAAAGCCTTGATTGATTCGATTGGTTGCCTTAAAACGATTGAAACACGCCTCTGCAAGTATTCTAATTCAGATTCATAAGGCATCTGTGCCAATGTGCTAACGTATTCCTTGATGGTGATTTCTTTGAACTCCCGCTCCATAGTAGTAAATATATTTATTTTGTTTTGTGTAATTGTTTTTTTAAGTTACTGATTATGCTCGCATTATGGTATACTTGCCAGAGTTTTTCTCTTGAAGTTTCATTAGTGCAAGATAACGAGTTGCATCTATTAAGTGATTATTAAAGTCGATTGGTTCATTAAGCGTGTGACCTGCTTTGTCTATCTTCCATTTGTAAGTTCTAAACTCCCTAAGTAGATTTGAACCGATTAGGTTTAGCTTGTAACGCCTTAGAATATCAATAGAGTTGATAATCGAATCTTTGCCTTTTGCAGTTGGTTTAATATTGTAACCAAGTCGATAAACTTCCTCAATACTTTTAGGCTCGGCACTATCTGCAAATATCTCATCTCTACGTTCTACACCGATGTTCCTTAACTTGTCTGCTACGTCTTGGTTAGTAAGTCCTCTTTCGTAAAGTTCCTCCCTAATGTAGAGTTCTTGGTTATACTTGTAAAACGAAACTACTGCAGTAGGGTCATTACTAAAACCCCAATCTAAACCGTATCCGATGAACGTAGCATCTTGTGGAACTTGATAGCCCTCAGTAAAATTATTAAAGACTAAACCTTTTAGCTGCCCTCTTTGACCTAAACCGAATATTTTCCAATACTCAGGGTCGGCACTCTCTAATTGTTCAATCTCTTTTTTAAGCGATTCTGGTAAGTGTGGGTTATCCTTATAGGTTGTGATTAGTAGTTTTGCATCCTCTCTAGGAATCACTTGTTCATAAATCCAATGCTCAAAGTCCGATGGGTTGTAATCAATTATTACTTTGCCTGTGGTTCTTAGTAGCAACTGCCGCCAATCTTCAAGTTCTAGTTCGTTGGCTTCATTCGCAAATAGGATATCACGCTTACGCCCTCTTATCTTGCTGGCATCATCTACACTAAAGAACTCGATTAGGTTGTCATTAAGCAGGTAAGTGTTCTCGGTTTTGTTGTGGTTAGCCTCATTGTATAGTTCAGCCTCCTTTAATATATCGAAGAAGTCACGCATTGAGGATGCCTTTAACGCAGGCAAAGTTTTACGCACTATTGAATAAGTTAGTCCTGTATGCTCTACGCAGGTTCTAACAATCCATTGCAAGGCTGAATAAGTTTTTCCACTTCTACTCCCACCTTGAAGTATTGCGATTCTCTTTCGGTCTACCTTAAACGTATTATCAATATGAACTAAGTTAGGATTAAACCTCATTGTTTTCAATCGGTGCTTTTAGCCATTCAGGCATTTTACTGATGCTAACATCTTGTTTAATTTCGCTCTTTTCAGTTAACCCATTTAAACGCTGTGTTATGCTCGGATTATAGATGCCTGCCATACCTCCATTGATTTGGTCGTTCCTGCATTCCTTACGTATCGCATAACAGATAGTTAAAAAATCTGAGTACGCACCATTAGTATTTGCAAAATAATGGCTTAAATCGCCTATAAAAGCGTTTTGAAATAACCACGTTTCAAACCCATCTATTGTCAATGGCTTTTCTTTAGTCCTAAATACTTCTACTCCATCCTTACCTACATAGTCTTGTACTAAGAATGGATTTGCTTTAATATAATTTTTATATTGTTCGAATAACTCCATTAGTCTTTCTGGAGATTCTATTTTCTTTGTTCCAAAAGGTCTTCCCATAACTTTAAATATATTATTTGCTCGATATAATACTCTCGTAGTATTCCATACGATACTTACGCCATAACGCTTCATTGCTATTTTGCATAACATCTTCTTTTAACTGACTGCCTAAGTCTTTTCTCAACTCAGGGTTCTCAATCAATCTACGCATAGATTTGTACCAATCCTTTTTACCTGCAACTAAACAATTCTTGCCGTGTTTGCTCATCCATTGGTAAGATTCCACATCCGATACAATAACACCTAAACCAAACGCACCCATTTCCAACATCTTTAATTCGCTCTTGGCTCTGTTAAACTCGTTATATCTTAAAGGAATCAATCCGATGTCCATTAAATTATACGCTTGTGCATAGCTATAAACATCTGCTGCGTTTATCCTTCCGTAGTTATTATCATCAAGAATGTAGTTTGAAGTGAAAATCTTTTCGTACTTGTGCCAAATTGAATCACCATCGTAGAAGCCTGCAAGCATAAACTTGTAATCCTTGTAAGGACTTTTGTTCAAAGATAGGATTTCGCCTTCGATTAGTTGCAAGTCTTCTAGGTGGGTTACTGAACCACTCCATCCAATGTTTACCAACTCGGATTTCATTGCTGCAATCTCTGGGTTAGGTATGAACTGAGGCTGCTCAAAATCGATTGTGTTTGGGAAGACTTCTACGTTTTTGTTAAACTGCGACACCACATACTTAAGGTAAGGAGTAGTCACCATTATAGCATCTGCTTGGCTAAAGTTGTAAATCAATGCCTCTGCCCTATGGTTTAATTTCCACTCTTTTTTAAGCACGTGGCTATCGCTTAACTGATAATGGTCATCCGTATCTATTATCACGGGGATGCCTAATCGTTTTAGAATCTTCCATACGTTTTCTTCGTTGCCTATTCTTGAGATTGACCTGCTTGCAATAATTAAATCAAACTGCGACAACTGCGATTCAGGAACGTGGTCGATGCTTGTCATTTGGCTTACCTCGTGTCCTTGCAAGTACATCTTAGAATGTGGAACGATTAACCTGTGGTATTCGCCACCCATTATTTTTTGCCCTGTAACTAGTAGTATTCTCATAATTTTTCTATTTCTTTATTTCGTGGCTTTTAGTTTTCTTATTATAAAATACGTTTTCCTTGTCTATTATTTTAACTTCATTAATTAAAATCTTACAGGGTTCATCTAAGTACCAAATATAATCAGGGTCTGTTTCTGAAATCATACCTACCTCACAAAACTGAGGTCTAATTCCTTTTGGTTGAAAGTATATTGGTGTCATAAGTTTATTGCATTTATTAATGATTCAGTATTCCATAACTCAAAGTATTCACCGCCTGCAGGAATTACGTTGGGCGCATAGTAGCATATCTCTAATGCTCGCCTACACTTTAACGATTCAGCGATGGCAAAGTTCATTGATTGATTCCCGATAAATAGTTTTGAGTTGTTTATTATCCTAGCTAAGTCTAAGAAGTTTTCTACTGCTAAATACTTGCAGTTAACTTTTTGACTGAATTGAGAATACTCAGCAGTTGAACCTGTGAAGTAAATAGTTTCTTTAAGGTCGTTTAAGACAGTGTAGTCAATGTTCGGGTTCTGATAGCGTTCAGTTCTATTTACCACTATGTAATCATTTGGCATAGTATCAATGTGCAACATTCGTTCTGAGTAGTTTACATTTGTTAATTCAGGAAAGGCTAAAGCATACCACCTTTTTATATCGTAGGCAGCCAAATTCATTCCTATGCTCCTGAACTTGTCTAGGTCGTAGTCTACTTTCTGATTCCTATAAGGTAGCACATCATAGATAAAGTCAAACTCCATTAATAAAGGTCTGAGCATCTTATAAGCGTAATCGTTAAGCATCACATCTCCGTAAGCGTGTTTAAACGCAGGGTTCGTACCTAAGTTAGGTGCGTTAATGTTTATGTATAGAATCGCCTCTTTGCCGTGTATCTCGCAGGCTTTCTGAATGGCAGGCATAGAGTAGAGAATATCTCCGCTCGCTCCTGAGTGTTTAAATTTTAGATTCATATTCTTCAAAGGCATTAAAAACTTTGTGAATTAATTCGTTTTGACAATTACCGCAATGAATGTTTGCAGTCACATAACCGAACAAATCTTTGTGCGCTTGCTGGAATGCTAATATCTCTAATCCGCTCCACTTCATAGCGTGATTAGTTTTAAAGGTCAACCACCTATCTTTAAATGGTTTTAGTCTTTCGTATTGTTCTTGATTCATACGTTTAGGTATTTAGAAATAAACGCACTCATAACGCTACTAGCGCACCCAATCATAAAAGAATCAACAAATCCATTGCTTGAATACAAAGAGTAGCTTAAACCGCCCCAAAATGCCATACAGAATGAACATCCAAAGGGTTTAGGTAACTGCTCCCCGAATAGTTTGCCGTAAACGTTGGTTAAGAAATCACTCGCACCAATCCCGAAGGATGCGCTAAGTGTTGTAAGAATCAGAAAAGTTTTTAAATCTGTCATGGTTTTCTAGTTTTAGTTTTTTAATTGTTTTTTGTATCGTGTATTGGACTGCTCCATATTTAATGCCAGTCATTACTGAAATCTTTCTGAACTCACCAATATCAATGTAAAGTTTTAAAAGTGTTTGGTCATACCAATCTAAGCTATCAATCTTATCTTTTACTTCTTGGGTGAAGGTTTGGAACACATCCTCCCTATTTTCAAGTTCAGGGTCTAAGTCACCTTCTAAACCAATTAACAAGTCTATGCTTTCCGTTGAATCATTATGCCTATACTTGCGGTAGAATGGCGAATGCTTTGAGTTCCAAGAGTTGTGTGCAATCTTTACGAATAAGAACTTTAAATACTTTTTTTCTTTTGCCTCTAGTATTTTCTCGTCAGGCATATCGAGCAGGTTAATAATAACTTCGTGGAACAAGTCTTCAAATAAAGCAGGTGAGGCTATGTTTCTGCATACATTTCGGTAAGCAGAGTCTTTGTAGATAGCCTCTATGATTTGTGCTTTATTCATTAGTAGCCTAGTTCTTGCTTAATCTTATCTTGGTTCAACTGCCTTTTAAAATATAACGTGCCTCGTAAATGTTCACATTCTTCTTGTATCTTTTGTCTGCACCTTCTTATTGATTCTGCGTTTGTAAGTCTACCTGCTGCGTATAGTTGCAAGAATTTAAACTTGTCATCTACGCCTTGACTTTCTGCAAACCAAACATTGGCAATAAGTTTTTCATCAGAATCCCTTAGATGCGGATGCTTTTCAAGCAGGTTTTTAACCTTTTCTTTAATTGTAAAGTTAATCATCTTAGTTAGTTGTGTTTACAAATGTACTATTTATTTAAAAAATGCAATAATTATTTTTATATGGTAGAGTTATTCGCTTTCTCAATCGTGTTTAATTCAGCCTCTAATCGGTCTATCTCGGATGCTGCTAGAATCAATGCTGCTTCATTATCTCTATTCTTTTTACGCCAATAAAGTTCCTGCAAGTAAATAGAACCAATGTAGTCAAATACTTTCTTTAGTGTTTGAATGGTCTTTAATGCATTAACTTTTCTTTCCCCTTGTAATGTATCAACCTTCATACTAAAATCATTTATTAACGCTCTTAACTCATCTAAAATGGTAAGTGCTGATTCTTCCTTGCGTTCATGGTTTTGCAAACTTCTTGTTGTGAAGTATAGCTGCTCTAGTGTTTCGGTGTATTTATCTTCGCTCATTAGAAAGGTGTTGGTATTATATCGTTATTAGATTCTGACCTTATAAATGGTGTTGGCAAGTAAAAACGCTCGCCTCTGTCCTCGTAGTAAGCATTGCGATAAACGTCAAAGGTTAGTTTGCAGATGCCTTTTTGACCTTCACTTTTCTTTTTTAATTTCTTGATGTGAATTTCTGCCGTGCTGCTTTGCCTAAAACCCTCAGCGTGTTCCTCGTATTCTCTATGCACTAAAATCATGTTCATTGCTTTTGCATACCAAGCATAACCGCCATCAATTTCATCTACTCTAGCTGGCTTTGGAAAGTCCTCGCCTTTTACTAACTGAGGATTCCTAGCGTGTGCAACTACAAATCCATGATATTCGTGCTTCTTTGCGTGGCGATTCCATTTTACTAAGTTACGTTTTAAGTATTCGCTTATCATTGCCTCGCTGCTATGGTCTAAATCATTCCAATTATCGGCAGCACTTGCAAATATACCATAGTCAGTAATGGCTTGCTCAGTTATCTCTAGCCAATTATCTAAGTTAAACTCTCCCTCAGTTAACTCTACTACCTTGAAATGGTCTTTAACAAATGGAATCACGTTGTATAAATCTCTTTCGCTTATTCGGTAGTTAATAGAATTAAGGTTAAAACTTTTGCCTGTTAAACAATGTATAATTTCTGAGTAAACTTCATCAACATCGCCTGTTTCGGGTGTATAGATTAAACTTTTTTTGCCGTGACTGCAAGCTAAACCTGTTAAAATCTGTATCAATAACTGACTTTTTCCATCCGTTGGTCTGCCATAAATAATAGTGGTTCGCTTTTCTTTAACTGAGTAAAGTTTGTCAAACGATGGGAATCCAATTTTTAAACCTGATGGCTGTCCGTACTTTTGCAGGTGGAATATTCGCTCTTGAATATTGGTATCTAGTTCTCTTATTATTGCCATTACCAGATTATTACTTTTTGTGTAGGCTTTTCTACTAGCACATTGTTAATCTTATCTTTTCTTTCCCATTGCTTAATGGCAAGTTCCCAGCTAACATATTTATTTCCCTCAACTGAGTACCTTAATGCTGCATCGTAATAGTGCCTGAGTTTGTCTTGTGACCAATTGGGGAATGTTTCTTTAAAAAGCATCTTGTGAAATATGGTTGATTCTTCAAAAGAAATCTTGCATGGCTTAATATTTACTTTCCCTTCCTCTTTCTCTTTCTCTTTCTCTTGTGCCGTAGGGGGTGGCGTAGCCCCTGCCGTAGGGGGTAAGCTACTTAGAGGCTCTAAGGATATATCGCCCCTCTTTAATCTTTGGTTGAATCCGTTGATTTGTGAATCAATAGAATGTTGTTGGGATATGTAGGCAAATTTAGCCATCCCTTTAAGTTCACTTTTGCGCCCTGTAAACTGCTCTAACATTAAAGCATCATAAAATGCTAATCTGTCTTTGTCAGTTAATTCGTTGGCTACTTCATAATAGCTGCGAAAAAAATTAAATGCTTTTCTATTGCTCATAAATAAAAATTGCCCTCGGCGTGGTGGTGCTTCGGGCAATTCTTTTAATTCCTTAATAAAATGATACTCACCACCACATGGGTATCAAGTGCAAATATAAAATTTAATTTAAACTTTCTTCAAGTTTTCTTTTCTTTTTTATTTCTTTAAATTTACCATAAGCATCCGAAAATGGTTGTGTTTGACCTAAACCTTTACACCAATAATCATTTCTTAATAAAACTTTACACATCCTACGCCAAGAAGGAACCCAACACTTGTTTTCCAAATCTTCTGGAGCCTCATCTGGTATAGTATAATAACCTCTATCTTGCCAACCTTTAATAAATTTAACAAATCTCTCTCTATAATGCTCTCTTGTTTTTGCTGGCATTGTAGATAGTAAAAGGTTACAAAAACTTTCCCAATTATGGTCTTCTGGTTTATAAATTTTATTATAACCAGATACGTTTCCATTTTCTTGTACGTATAAAGCACCACTATTTACTCCGTTTACCCTTGCTATTAGTTTAAACCATGTATCTGGTTCTAAAATATGATACAACCACAATCCACGTCTTTGGTCATCACCATATGGTTGGCATAATCTCTGTTGACTTATTTTAACTCCAGCCATCATCATTTTATCATAAATTTTATTATGAATTAAATTATTGTATTTGCCGTGAAAAATCCAAATATCCTCTGTTTTCCAATCATAAATAGGATAAATGTTAAAAAGTTTACTTGAAACTTTTGTTGACCATTTCCAATTATTAAACATTAAACCATCTTTTCTACTTACAATTGCTCTGTATCTATGCAAACTTTCATCTGCTCTAATTCCAATAAATGCAGCCGTATTTTTACCTTGTGAATACCATTCCCCAAAAATTACCATAAACTCCTCAAATTCCATTTTAGGTTGATAAAAATCATATTGACTTAAATCGCTTGCAAGTTTTGGTTTTGGTCTTACCCAAACATCTTTTTTTGTTTTATCCCAACAAACCCATCTTGGTTCATAATTACTAACTGCATTTCTAAGTAATAATTCAGCACAAACCCAATGCAATTCAATGTTATCTTTATACATTTCAATCATTTGTTCAATATGTATAATAGTATCATTATATTGAGCCTCTAAATCAATTATTAAATATCCTACTTTTACATTTCTTTTTTTAGCTTCTTGTAATACTAAATGCGACATAACACTTGAATCTTTTCCGCCAGAAAATGAAATGTATATTTTTTCAAAGTTGTCAAATACTTGACTTATTCTTTCAATACTTGCCTGTAAAACAGACTTATCGTTATAAACTTTAGTTGCCATATTAATAAATATTTACTTGTCTACCAATTGATAATGCTTCTTCTATTGTTAATGGCTTTCTATTGTATTTTACCATCCAAAAGTTTAAAGCGTCTAACGCTATTAAGTTAGCCTTGTCTTGTTGCTCAGGTGACAATAAATTAAAACCAGCACAATATTTAGATGGGATTCCAGTTGCATAACACATAGCGGCTTGACCTAACCAAGCAATTCTATTCATTGCTTTATTTGTCAAATAATGTTCGCATGAATTAATCCATTCGTTTATAACTCCATTTAAGCCTATTCTAAAACTTTCTTCATTTGATAAAAATTCAGCATACTTTTGCTCGCATTGGTCGGCTGTTAAACCAGTAAATTTTGATGCGTAAAATCCAGCTTTATGACATTCCCATTTATCAAAAGTGTGAAATATTCTATCTGGGTCACTTGTGTTTGTAGTTCTATAATGCTCTACTTGTTCATCTGTTAAGTCATCTGTTAATACTTCATATTCGGCTATTGAATCCGAAGACTCCCATGATTTACTAAAATCATCATCTTTAAAAATATCTTGTAAACCAGTAATTTGGCATAACCTTAATATTTCTTCTTCATCCATTCCAAGTTCCCTAGCAATTCTTTCGTTTTTCCAATTTCTATTCTTTAATTCTAAAATAATTTCACTCATTGCGTCAACTTGATGTTTTCCCCTTGCTCTATTATGCCTAATTGTAGAGGCAATCCTATCGTTTTTGTCGCTTTGTTCTTTTCTAATAATAACAGTTGGCGTGTAACCTTTAACTCTTTCTCTAACTATTTTTGATTCTTTACTTACTCTAGTTCTGTGAAATCCATCTACTACCTCTATTTTACCATTGTTAGGAAAAGTTACAACTGGTTGCGTATATCCATCATTCATAATAGATATTTCAAGTAATTCCATTTCTGGTGGTGCTACTTTGTTTGGATTGTAATCATTTGCTACTACATTTTCAGCTAGAACCCATTTAACAAAGTCTACTGGTTCGTTTTTAAAAGGTGAATGAAAATGAATAAATTCTCTTAATTCATTAATTACATCAACTTTTTGAGCAAAATTTAAATCATTTAAAAGATTGTCAATTTTTGATTTTAAGTTTTCTAATTGTTGTTTTTCCATGTTTTTGTTGTTAGTGTGTTTGCAAATATAGTTTTAAATATTAAATAACAAAATAATTATTTAATTATATATATTTAATTGAGCATTATATTTAGTCCTTAAAATTATTCTTTCATCTGGAGTTCTAGGCAATTTTGCCGCCCTATTCAACTCAATCAATTCTTTTACTGCTTTCTTGGCTATTTTTGTGCGTTCTGCGAGTTCATCTTTGTTTAGCTTAACAATCGGATAGATTACGTTTAAATCATCCATAAAAGCCATTTGTGAATCTCCAAAGGTTTTTACTACTCCTTCTCGATAATAAACTAAGTTGCCTGACTTTGGGTTATTGCATTGAGCGCATTGTCTAAAGTTGTTATGCAAGTTAAATCTTAGGTTATCCCATCCGCCTACACTTCGGTAGTGACCTGCTTGGAAGTGACCATAGTCAATATCGCAGCTTATGCAGTTACACTTCTCATCAATAAGCCTCACAATCTTGTTCACTTCAATCTGCAAGTCCTTTTTGAACTCGCCTAAAGTTTTTAAAGATTCTTTTAGCTTTAGGTTTAGCTGCTTCTTTTCTACTGCCTTCTGTTTAGTCTTGGCTGCACTTACTTTTAATGCACACTTCAATCCGCAAACCGCTTGAATGGTGTTGCTTGGCTCAAATTGTTTGCCGCAGGATTTACACTTTTTCATAGTTTCTTTAATTCCTCATCCAAATTATCTAAAATAACCCAGCAGTTTTCTTCTAACTCATGCCAATCTTTACTTTTGAATTGAGGTGAAGCCAACAAGGTTCTTTCAATAGTATTGCAGAAATGGCTAATCTTTGGCTTCGTATCTTTAACCAAAGTAATAAACTCTTTATTGTCAATCCTATCCTTGAATGCGTATATTGTTTTCAATGCTTGATTAGCTGCGTTTAAGGTCATATAAGCCATTAATAAATTTTGCGATAATTCTCTGTCTGTCATAATAGCGTTTCAATTTTTTTAATCCTATCGACAAATAGCGCATCCTTGTAATCAAGATAATTCTGAATCTTTGTGCGAGCGTTCATTATAGTTGTGTGGTCACGCCCTCCTAATCTTAATCCGATTGATTGTAGGCTGTTGTAAGTATGCTTGCAGGCTAAGTAAGCTATGCAATGCCTCCACCACATTATCTCTCGTTTTCGGTTGTTGGATGTTAGTTCCTTTTCAGAATAGCCGCTAACTTTGGTTACCGCCCAAATGATGCCGTCAAGTGTAATCTTATGTTTATTAACTCCGTGAACTCTGACGTAAAAGTTTGGTTTGCTTATTAGTAGTGTCATTTAATTCGTTTCCCGTCTACAAATTTTCTATTATGTAATTCAATTAACTTCATTGCCATCGCCTGCTCAATGTCGGATATGTTGAATCCGTTTAAGTGTGCTATTTTAAATAATAGTAGGAAACAATCTGCTAGTTCCTCTGCTTGATTTTCCCTATCCTTTAGAACCATTGCATCTCGCAGTTCCCAAATCTCATCAGACCTTAGTTTCATTAATACATTTAAGTAGTACTCTTGCCCAAATGTAGCCTCGCTCCATTGGATGTATTCGTTAATTAATTTTTGGTTCATGTTGTTTAATTTATGGCAGTAAGCAGTCGCCCACTTACCGCCGTGTTAATTTAGATTTTCCACGCCTTAACGCTAGTGAACCACCTGCCGTTATACTCTCGTGATTCGATATTAATCGAGCAGGTAATGATTTGACCGATTGAATAATCTTGCAGCCTGCTTATTGCTTTCTCGCTTACCTCGATAGCAATTAACTTTTGATAAGTTTCTTGAGTTTCTACTACAATAGTTTGTTTTTGCCAAGCCTTTCCTGACTTGCTCTCGCCTGATTCTAATGGTAGAATCTGTTTTAATACGCCTTGTACTTCCATCTGTTTATTTATTTATAGTGTGTTGATTAATTTAAGCATCATTTCATGCGCTATTTCTACTTTAGCTAGTATTTGGTCTATTCGTTCCTGATTGCGTTCTATTTCGATTAAATGATAGCTACGTTTGGAATCTTTAAAGCGTGGGTCGTAACTCATAAAGTAGCAAGAATCCGAATCGCACAAGTAAAGGTTCGTTTGAATCTGGTCATAATACTTTGGCAACTCACTCTGAAAGTTCTTAGCGTTAACAAATGCCTTGTAATAAAGATGCGTGTCGCTATTAGGGCATTTAATTTCTACTATCTTTTTTTGACTTGTGAGTATCATATCGGGAGTTCCACCTAGCTTTCCATTAGTAAAGAAAACAAAGCCACCTGATGAAGTGTAAATCACATCTTCGCTCGCAGGGTTAAGGTTCAATAACTCGCATAGTCTGAACGCTGCTTCGGGTTCGTTTTCCTTTCCCCAATCCATTTCAGAATTATAGAACTTGGGTTTAGGACTATCAAAATAGGCTGCTACCTTTTCTAATAAGTAGGTAATCGCTCCATCACTTAATAGCCTGCCCTCTGCTTGTGCTTTCTTAGTTGGTTCAGCCATTAGCCTATTAACCTCTGAGGCTGTGAATTGGTCTTTGCGATGGTGTAACCAATCGGTTTCGGTTTCAAATACGAATCTTTTAATTTCCATTTAGTTTCTCCTTATTGTTTCCAAACTTTTCTGCGAGGTCTTTGTCTGGTTGATATTGGATTACATCCTTTCTATTCAAGTCTGCACCAAATAACTTACCGATATGGTCGGCTGCATCTTTTACGGCTATGGTTTTAGCTATTGGAAACGCCATTGATAATGCTCCATTGTTGATGTTTTGCAAGTCGGCAGGTGAAGTGTCCTTCTTAGTTTGTAACTGAGCCGCCCCAATGCCATCAAACTGCATCACTTCGCCATTGGTTGGGTTCTTTATTGTAAGCCTAACAGTTACCCATACGCCATTGAATGCCGTACCTTGACCTGTAATCTGTATCTGATAGGTCTTAAATATGCGAGTAAGTAAATACTCTACCTTGTCAATCGGTAGGTACTTGTAGCCCCTAATAAAAGGATGCTCTTTAACCCATTTTACAGGTGGTGGTTGGTTTAAAAGCAGGTTTAGTTGGTCGTTCTTGTACGCTAACTCAATATCCTGAGTTAAGTCTGCGAGTGTTGGTAGTTTGTTTTCCATGTTAGATAGTGTTTGGATGGTCAGTAATAGTTGGAAACATAATTTCTTTTGCTTGCGTAAAGCCATCCAACTCGGCCGACTTGATAAGCAGGTTAATGTTACCTGTTAAAGTGCTTAATGGAATGTTACTGCCGCTATCAATAATCTGCTTGATTAAAACGGCTTTGATTGCTTGTGTGTTAGTCATTGTTGTTAGTAAAAGTTTGTTTGTAATAATCTGCTCCTCCTTCAAAATCAAAACCTTCATCACGTTTAGAGTTCCAAATGTTAGATTCGCCAGCATCAAACGCATTGGTAATG